CACAGGAACCTTCGTGCGAAGCGCCACACGGCCCGGACCGTGGTGTCACCAACACAGGAGGCACCACCTTGAGCACCACCGAAGACCTCGTCCTTGCCACAGGGTATGCTGCCCCCAGGTCAAGAGCAACCAATGCCAACTGATCAAGCTGCATCTGGTGAAGCTGGTCCCGCAGGTGGTGGAATTAATAGTCAATTTAAAGATTTTATTGCTCCATCTGATTACGGAAAAGGTAAATTTTAATAAATAGTTATTGTAATTTTTATATATTATTGAGGTTTTTATGGCTTCGTCACAAGAGATTGTGGACAGCATTATTGCTAGAAACAATGTAAATGCAAATGAAAAAATTTATGATGCCCTATATGGTCTTGCATCAGAAAAGATCGGAATGAGAAAAGTTGAAATTGCTCAGAACATGTTTGCATCAGGAAACTATGAAGATGAGGATGATTATTATGAGCAGGGAACACCTGTAGGTGAATATGAAAATGAAGACGATGTACCAGAAGAAGAGTACGAACAATGAAACTAATCACAGAAACTATCGAGGATATTAGGGTTATCACCGAAGAAAGAGGTGGTAAAAAGAACCTATATATTGAAGGAGTATTTCTTCAGGCGGAATTAAAAAACCGCAATGGTCGCATGTATCCAATGGACACTCTTGAAAGAGAGGTTAGTTCTTATAACGAGAACTATGTTGCCAAGGGTCGTGCTCTCGGTGAACTAGGACATCCAGATAGTCCAACAATTAATCTCGATAGAGTATCTCATAAAATTGTTTCTCTTTGTTCAGAGGGAACAAACTTCATTGGTAAGGCTCAAATTCTAGAGACTCCAATGGGAAAAATTGCTAAGTCTCTTCTTGAATCTGGAGTGACATTAGGAGTTTCTTCAAGAGGTATCGGATCAATTGAAGAAAGAAACGGTATGAATGTAGTAAAAGATGACTTTATGTTATCTACTGCTGCAGACATTGTTGCAGATCCTTCTGCTCCAGATGCTTTTGTACAAGGTATCATGGAAGGTAAAGAATGGATTTGGAATAATGGAATGTTAGAAGAAAAAGTACTTAATAGTTATAGACAAGCGATTAATAATGCATCTTCTAATTCTTTGACTGAAAGAAAACTTCAAGTATTTGAGAGTTTTCTCCGTAATATCAAAATTTCATAAATAATAGTAGAAAATATCACATATTTCTAGAGGGTTTTTTCGATGTCCAATGTATTAAATACAGAATTTGACGAATTTCTAGAAGAAGGAAACGTTGTCACTGCTCACGCTAAACCAGGAGACCGTATGCAAAAATTACAGCACAGCACTCCTGGACAGGGTGCATCACCAGAGGAACTAGGTGGTTCTTCAACAACCAAGCCAGAAGGTGATGAAATTGGCAAGAAAGCTTCTTCAAGAGTAAAGAAGTCATCTTCTAAGGTAAATGCTGGTGCTAAGTCACCAGATGGAATGCCTCATCTACAAGGTTCAGCTCCTGGTCAAAAGGGGATGAAGGAAGAAGAAGAGTTTGAAGTTGAAGAAGAAGAAATTCTTTATGAAGCTGAAGAGCAAGAAGATGAAGATGAGGACAAAGAGGAAGATGAAAAAGAAGAGAAGAAGTCTAAGAAAAAGACTGAAATGAAAGCAGAAGAGATCGAAATCGACGTAACCGAAGATCTCAATGCACTCTTCCACGGTGAAGAACTCACCGAACACTTTATGCAAAAAGCTGCAACTATTTTTGAGTCTGCAGTAAAAGCTAAAGTAGTTGAAGAAGTTCAAAAGTTTGAGGCACTATACGAACAGCGTCTAATCGAAGAAATCGAAGAGATTGCTGAATCACTAGAAACTCGTGTAGACGCTCACCTTGATTATGTTGCTGAACAGTGGGTTGCTGAAAACCAGCTTTCTGTTGATAATGGCATCAAGACCGAAATTGCTGAAAATCTAATGCAAGGTCTTGCAAATCTCTTCCTAGAAAATAATATTAATCTACCTGAGGAAGAGCAAGATGTGGTTGCAGAAATGGCAACCAAACTAGATGAGATGGAGGAAAAACTCAACGAACAGATTGAAATTAATGTTGGGCTAAATCAACAAATGGGATCCTATATTAAACATGGAATTATTGCAGAAGTATCCGAAGGTTTAGCTGAGACACAAAAGGAAAAGCTGTTCAACCTTTCAGAAGGTGTTGAGTTTATTAGTGAAGAATCTTTCCGTGGCAAGATTGAAACCATCAAGGAAAACTATTTTCCAAAGGCTCAATCCAATTATGTGGAAGACCTAGTTGAGAAAAATCAAGACTTCTACGAAGGACCAATGGCAGCTTATGTACAAGCTGTTTCCAGATGGGCTTAGTGATAGTCTAGGTTTTATAAATATTAATAGATTCCTAACAATAAATTTAACAACCAAGGAGTTTACCTCAAATGTTTAATTCAGAACAGCTACAAAAGAAGTGGTCTCCTATTCTGGAGCACTCAGAACTAAATCCAATTACAGACAGATACCGTAAGGCTGTAACTGCAGTTCTTCTAGAGAACCAAGAATCATTCCTACGTGAAGAGCGTGGTGTTCTTTCAGAAGTTGCTGTTAACAGCACTGGTTCATTCACCGCTGGTGGTGCTGGCACAACCGCACACGGCTTCTCTGGTGGCGCTGCTGCTGGTGGTCCTGTTGCAGGTTTTGACCCAGTTCTAATCAGCCTAATCCGCCGTTCAATGCCTAAGCTAATTGCTTATGACATTTGCGGTGTTCAGCCAATGAGCGGTCCTACTGGACTAATCTTCGCAATGCGTGCTCATCGTGGTACTGACCGCAACGGTAACGGTGCAGATCCAAACGTATTCGATAACGAGACCTTCTTCAACGAAGTTCCAACTGGCTTCTCTGCTGCTGGTGGTACTTATTCTGCAGCAACTGGCGAAGGTGCAACCAACCCATCAGTTCTAAATGCAACTGGTGACTACGGTTATGTTCAGGGTATGAATACCAACATCGCAGAAGCTCTAGGCGAAACCAGCAATGAGTTCCGCGAAATGAGCTTCTCAATCGAGAAGGTAACTGTAACAGCAAAGAGCCGTGCTCTAAAAGCTGAGTACACCCTAGAACTAGCACAAGACCTCAAAGCTATCCATGGTCTTGATGCTGAAACTGAGCTAGCTAACATTCTAAGCTCAGAGATTCTAACTGAAATCAACCGTGAAGTTGTACGTACCATCTACGTAACTGCTAAGCCTGGTGCTCAGAACAACGTAGCTAACGCTGGTACTTTCGACCTCGACGTTGACTCCAATGGTCGTTGGTCAGTAGAGAAGTTCAAGGGTCTACTATTCCAGATTGAGCGTGATGCAAACGCAATCGGTCATGAGACTCGTAGAGGGAAGGGCAACTTCATCGTTTGTTCCGCAGACGTTGCAAGTGCTCTAGCTGCTGCTAAGGTAATGGATTACACCCCACTACTAAACACCTCTGACACCCCAGACGACACCGTATCAACTCTAGCTGGTACAATCAATGGTCGCATCAAGGTATATGTTGATCCTTATTCAGCAAATATCTCCAACGATCATTACTATGTAATGGGTTATAAGGGAAGCAATGCATATGATGCAGGTCTCTTCTATTGCCCATATGTTCCTCTCCAGATGGTTCGTTCTATCGGTCAGGACACTTTCCAGCCAAAGATTGGCTTCAAGACCCGCTACGGCATGGTTGCAAACCCATTCGCAGGTGGTCTAACTCAGCGTTCTGGCGCTCTAACTGCAAACACCAACGTGTACTACAGAAGAACCAGAGTAATCAATTTAATGTGATTTATAGTTCACATAACTCAGGAGCCCCCAAAAGGGGCTCTTTTTTTATCTAAATATAAATAAAAACTATGGCTGCCAATTTTGTAAATAATTCTGCATGTCCTACTAATTTTTTAACTGGAATAGGATTTCAATTTCAGTTAATTAAATATCCTAAAGTATCTTTCTTTTGTCAATCTGCAACTGTTCCTGGGATAAGTATCTCTGTTGCAACTCAACCAACAAGATACAATGCAATTCCACATCCAGGTGATGAGATTAATTTTGAAGATTTAACTTTAAGATTTATTGTAGATGAAGGAATGAGCAATTATGTAACAGTACATAACTGGATTAGAAAATTAGGTCATCCATATTCATCAGGAGA